GACCACAAGCGCCTGAAACTGCTTCATGGGATCCGAGAGGTTGGCGACTGTCTGCTTGCAAAGAACCATCGGAACGCCGTCATCCGAGAGTTCTTTCGAGAGCTGTACGGCTTGAAACGGGTCGTAAGCCACGCACTGCACCTCATAACGGCCGCAGTCCTCAAGAATCGAATCCCTAATCAGCGCGTAGTCCGTCACCGGGCCTTCGTTTACGTGCAGGTATCCCAAATACTCCCATCCCTGGTACTGACTGTTCTTCCCGCGCTCGATCGCGGCCCGCGGCAGCCAGTAGTCGCCGAACAGGTAGTAGTTGTCTTCGCTGTTGACCATGCGGTGAAAGATCTTCACCTTCGCCGTCATGTCGTTTGTTGAAGCAAGATCCAGCCCGATCCAACAGGGTTCGCCGTCAAAATCGGTTTCGTCCAGGCTTTCGTCCGCGCAGGCGTCCCACGCCTTCATGTCCATCCAGCCAACATCGGCGTTGCACCACACATCGAGGTGCTTCGTCTTAAAGTTGTTCTCGGCACTGGGAGTCGCTATGGCTTTAGCCTGGAGGGCCCGGATTACTTCCGGGCGAACGCTCACGCCCCAGTTTGGGTTCGCTTTAGACAGCGCCGCGTCGCTCTTCCAATCGTCCTCCGGATCAAGTGTGTAAATGATCCCGAAGTAGGACTCATCATTAATCGTGCGCGACAGGATCTTCGTTACAATGCTGCGCTGCTCATAGCAGATCCCGGTGCGGTCAACACCCGCCGTTGTGATTGAAACCATCAGCGAATTGCGCCGCTTACCGAGCGAAGTCTCAACAACGTCAAAAACGTCACGCTTCTTGTGGGCGTGCAGCTCGTCAATGATTGCGAGGTGCGTGTTCAAGCCGTCCAGGGTGCTTCCTTCGGAACTTTTCGCCTGAAAGTAGCTGTGCGTTCCTTCGACAACGATGGCGTGTGCCGTTACTTCAAGGCCAAAGGCTTCCTGAAGGCTCTTATTCCCGCGAGCCATCGTCTGGGCGTCCCCAAAGACGATTTTCGCCTGCTCGCGGGTTGTCGCAAAACTGTAGACCTCGGCGCCTGGTTCATGGTCGGCGCAGAGGCAGAACAGCCCTATTCCTGAAAGCAATGTACTTTTGCCGTTTCCACGCGGCACTTCAACGTAAGCAGATCTGAAACGCCTGTTTCCGGCTTTAGCCTTCCACCCGAAAAGCGTCGTAAGAAGGAACACCTGCCACGGCTCAAGATGAATAGGCCGACCCGCGAGTTCCCCCTTCGTGTGCGTCAGGTTCTCAATGAACCAGCAGGGGCGCCCGGCCTCCTTTTCGTCAAAATGGTAATCCCCATCGAGGGATGCCCATCTCTTCAAATCATCAGCCTGCCGCTGCACTGCCTCCTTCACATACCGGCATGCAGGCACAGTACCGTCCGCCACGTCGCGCATGTATTTTTTCGCAATGGCAACGTAGTCCGGTTTCTTCATTCGTTATTCAAATAGGGATTGTTCGATTCCGGTTTCTCTTCCTCGCGCGCGGGCGCGTGCGTGCGGGCGACCGGCGTGAACCCTAATTCCTTCTCTAGCTTGATCAAAGTGCCTGCCAGCGCTTGCATTGCCATGAATTCCGGGCTCAGCTTCCTGCTGCCAGACTTCTCGTCGACGTCATAGAGCGCGCCATGCTCAACCGCCTTCGCCATCTTCCGCCATAGAGCGTAAGTGCGGCACCACTGCTCTAGCGCAGGCCCGTCAACCACCGCCAGGCGGCCTTCCGGCGCGTTCTTGACCGCGAGCGCCCAAGCTTCTTTTGCATCCCCCGGAACCCCGACCGGCGGCTCTTCGCTCAGCCGGTCCTTGGCTACTGGAATCGTCCTGCCGTTCATGCGGCATTTCTGCAGCGTGCCTCTGGCGGCCTTCTCAGCATCGGATTTTTTAGGCCTCGGCATAGCTAAAAATTGAAAAGCACGTACAAAAAATTGCTTAAGGGCGCGGTCTTGGGGGCTTTCGATTTCAAAATCTGATCCCCCTACCCCCTCAAACCGGATTTCCAAAGCCGCCGTTTTCCTTAGCAGTCTTCCGTGAATGGCATTCGTGGCATAAAGCCTGCCAGTTGCTCTGATCCCACATTAGCTTTGGATCGCCATGATGCGGAATAATGTGATCAACATCCGTGGCTTTAGTCAGCCGGCCTTGCCGCTTGCACTCCTCACAAAGAGGATGAGATTTAAGGAACTGGGCCCGCAGGCGCTGCCACTTCGAACCATAGCCACGCTGCGCAGCCGTTCCCTTGAATCTTTTTCTCCGTGCCTCGCGGTCGGCGGCCAGCGATTTTCCCTTCTCCTTGTGCTTCGCGCAGAACTTCTCTTCAACCGGAATCGCCGCCTGGCACCCCGGATAAGCGCAGATATGAAGGAGAGGCATACTGTCACGAAACAAAGGAGTTCAAGAATGGCAATCACAGAGCACGAGAAAGAACTAATTGACTATGCATCCTCATGCTTATTTCAAACCTTAATCAGAGCAAATCCATTTCCAAATGGATTTGTTAGTGACGCCGCGCACCAAATGGCTGCAAGCGTTGATAACAGCGCCTGCTCGTTTGCCCGTGTCCTTGTACAAACACTTGAAAGAATCAACGCGCAAAACGAAACACTGCAAAGGCAAATCGCATTGGAGTCCAAAGCCGAAGCTGAAAGAAGAGCACAGCAAACAAGGAGAATGAGTCTCATCGTTGCTGGGCCTGTAGCCCTTGTTGTGGTCTTGATAAGCGAGGCAATTAAATTCCTGTTTTCTTAGCCCAGAGAACGATAAGAACAATCGAAAGCGCAATAATCGCGCCCCACAGGCCGCCAATGAAACGATTAAAGCGAGCCTCAGATCTAGCCGCACTTTCTGCCCATTTCTTCTGCTCTTTCTGCTCGCCGAGCCGGACCTTTGCCTCAACCATCATCAGGCGCTGGTCCAAATCACCAATAGCTTTTTCAACATCGGTGTTCATAAAGGACATGGCGATTCCAAATAGAAAGAGCCGGAGCCTTTCGACCCCGGCGAAAGCACCGCACTTAGGAGAGTCGGCTGCAATAGGGGTGCCGGAGCTTCGCTGCAGGTAACAGCATCGCGTACGTTAAAAGGAGGGCGAAGCCCCGGCGTAACTGGTGCCGGGTCGGAGACCGACCTTTTGGTCTGGAGAAAACCCCGCCCAGCAAAAAAAATAACCCGGTGATCTTGCAATCATCGGGTTTACGTTTCTTATGGGTGCAAAAAGGATGGCCATCGGCCACCCCTAAATATGCAACTGGCGTCTTTCGCTTACTGATATTTCATAGTTTACGCCTTATCATCTTTGAAATCAACAGTTTTATCTCTGGCGTAAAAATCGAGGATGTTCTTGAGCATCACGCTCGCGTGTCGAGTCTCCTCATAAAAACTATGTCTGTTTAATCCCAAAGCCCTTCCCAGACGTTTTACACGGATTCCCGGTCTAAGGTAAAGCACGCACATCATGAGGCGGTATTTTTCTGGATAAAGAGGCGAACAGAGGGCTTTTTCTACCAGTGCAGCGTCGGCAGGGTCTATCGGGTCATAGCTTTTTGAATCATCCTGATAAAAATCCTCCGGTGCTCCTAAGAGAGCAATCAGTTTCGCCAGCATGGGAACATGGACCTTAGGCCTGTCTCTGTAGTATCTGGCCCAGTTAGTGAGCCGGAAATCGAGTTCCTGATCGATCACGCTTCTCTCCTGTCTGTCGGTTCTGCCTCCACCCATACCCGGATACCCTCATAGGCGTCGCTGTACTGCTTCCTGACGGTCAGGATGGACACTTTGCTGTCATCCACCCATGCGATGTCGTTGAGGCTGTCTAAGACGATTTTGGCGACATTATCGGCGTCTGGTTTCCCGGGAGAAATCTCTTGCCGGAGCGCCGCGGCTTTCTTTGCCTTGGTCCATGAGACGGGTACCTTACAGCAGACAAGGATATCGACCGCAAAAGAGAGCGCATCTTTCCCTGTGTACTGCGTCCCGGCAATCGCCTTTCTCGCCATTGACTGGACGAAAGCGCGGTACCGTCGGTCTTCATCCGGGATATAGGTGTGACCGTTCCTCATGAACCGAGGCCGGGCGGCTCCTCTCGCTTTACCCGGCACCTGGAAGCCAAACTCAAAACTCACTTTTCTCCTCCTGCTTTTCCTTGAATTCCCTCCGGACCTCGCCCACATAGCAGGTGGAGATCCCAAATCGGTCTGCCACTACCGGGATTGGCAGCTTCATCGATGCTCGAGCGATATGCTCCCGAATCACTGCCGGGAAGCGCTTTCTGCTACCGTCAGGCAACGCCCTGAGCTGCTTGATGTACTTTCGGACATCGCTGTCAGTCTTCACCCATGAAGCATCCGGCACCAGGCGATGATCGTGGACAGAAGGACGGACTATCCCCTTTCGCTTATACGCGTCCGCGATGACGCCTATGGTGACCTTTAGCCGGGCTTCAAGGTACATAGCCGGTGCAGTCCGGCAGAGGATATCCAGAGACTTCCAGACATCTTCAGGGATGACGTCAGGGAAGATCCTCGCGCCCTTGGCGTGGGAGATGATTTCTCGTCTTGCCTCGACATAAGCCGATACCTTTTGGAAGTGCTCCTCGCACTTTTGCAGGTCTTCCAGCGGGGACATCCGCTCATCAGTCAGGACTCTGACGGCCCTATCTTTGGCTGCCTTTTCCTTGGCGTCGGCTATCTCGGCGACTCTGGCGACTGGCTGCGTGAGCGTGTGATTAATAAAACTGGCTGAGATCATGTTTACCGCCTCATCTTTTCTTCATTTCCTGATTTCGCGTTTAAACGGCCTACAAGCGTTCTCCTGAGCTTCCTCGGTTCCCCATTTATCGTTTTTCCTCGGGAAGACGCTCTGAGAGGCTCCTAGGTGCCTTTACGGGCATTTTGTGAATAACAGGGCCCCTGAGCTGGATAAAAAGCATGGTTAAATCCACCCCGGGCCTTCGGGACTCAGTGCTTCTGCCTGATGGCTCTTTGAAAGATCGATCCCCGAGAGTGACTGCGGCATCAGTTCCATCAGCCGACGTTCAGGGGAAAGGCAGAACTGCCCGGATTTCTTCTCGTACCAAAGCCTCTGCCAGACCACTTCACCGGTCTTACGCTGCTTATCAAGCTTGATAAGCGTGTCGGCTTCCTTGTCCCACCCGGCGTTCTTTGTCTGAAGGCGTGTGGCCTCGTTCTCCTTATCCCGGTTTCGGGTAACCACAGCGACGTTATCGGCCAGATTCGAGATGTCGCTTGAGCCTGAGATCTCGTATCGCCCAGGCGGTGACTTCAAGCCTTGAGAAGAGGAAGAGGGTTTCCGAAGATGAGCGACCACATGAATGTGGGTCTGGCAGTCAACCGCGATTCGCTTCAGCTGCTCCACGATATGGCGCTGAGTCTGGTACAGCTGGTCGGAGTTGTTCCCACCTGTCAGCATCATGAGGTTGTCCACAAAGACGTGAGAGCACTTCCTGCGTTCTGCTGCGAAAGCGACAGCGTCCAAAGCGTAAGCCGGGTCAATCGCTCCACGATTCCGGTAGATCCAGAATTTCCTCTCGCACCAGTCGAAGAACTTGGAGACTTTGTCAGATTCGTTCGAGTACAGGCCACGTCCGTAAGCCATGCGGATCATCTGCATGATCGTTTCTTTCGGATCCATTTCGAAAGAGAGCATACAAATCGAGTCTCCACGCATCATCATCGAAAGCGCGATCTGGCTCATCATGGCGGACTTGCCGTCACCATTCCCGCCTGCCCAGATCGTCAGCTCTCCCTTCCGGAATCGGAATTTCGGGATGATGGGACAAGGCTCTCCGACATCAAGTTCCGGATGTTCAACTTGCTCCATGATGTCGGACTGAAGACTTGCCGCCAGGATGACGTCTGGAAAGGGATTGCGCCCTGACCAAAAGCCCTGCACCTCTTCAGGTTTAATCTCAAAGTTCTGTGTAGCTGCTCCCATCGTCGTTCCTCCTAAAACGCCTCATGAACCCTTTAACCGTCCCTTCGTGCCCTTCGCTTGAGAAGATCGCCATAGCGGGACTTACTGCCAGGATGTCTTCAATGCACTCCCGCATGCGTTTGTCACCAAGCGAACCAACCGAGTAATTCTTCGAATCCTCGCCTACCGCCAGGACATGAACTTTTCGGTCACGAAGAAAAGACCAATCGATAATCTCGGCTCTGTCCGACGGAAGGACGTTCACCGTGTCCTTGGTGTAGTTCTGCCCTTCACGTTCGGTTTGGAAGAGAACAACCACGGACTCTCCAAGCTTTCGGCAATTCGCTTCGATCACCCTCATTCGTCTTGTCCCCCTCACCTGAACAGGTTCCTAAAGCCGGTTGTGTCTTCCTCACCTGGTCGGAACTCTTCTCCTCTTCTTTGACCTCCTTCCCTTCTTTGTGCTTCTTTCTCTCTCCTTACCCATGTCTGCCAGCTTTGCGTCCAGCCTTTATCTGACCTTCTGGTGGAGGAACCTCTGCCGTTCTCCCAGTAGAACCTGAAGTCAGTAAAGACTTTCTTAGGATCCAAATCAGGACGTACGGCTTCGATGTAGTCCTTCCAAGCATCCGGTATCTCGGCGAGCGAGAAGAGGTGTGTCTGTGCCTCCCGCTTCGCCAAAGGCGAGGGGGGAGGAAGCTCTTCCTGATTAACTTCCTTATTAATTTCCTTATTACTTCCTTGTTCGGGGTAAAGTTCTTTACCCCCTCCCCCTAAACTTTTATACGGGGTCCCCCTAAAGTTCTTTACCCCCTCCCCTTTAAGTTCTTTACCCCCTTCAAGTTCTTTACCCCCCTCAAAGGCGGTTATTTTGTCGAGGTGTATAGAGAAGAAGCGTTTCGCTCCGGGGGATTGACTCTGAGAGATGTATCCAAGATCGGTAAGCCGCTTAAGCGCTTTTCGCACTACGAGAGGAGAGCGCCTAGCAAGACGAGAAATCGTCTCCGTAGATGGGAAGCACTCCCCCGTCTGCTCGTTCAAGCAGTGAGCAAGCGCGACCAACACGGCTACTTCCGTACCGTTAGTGAGGTTGCTGTCAAGAATTTGGGAGACGCACTCAAAGCTCATGAGAGCCCTCACTTAGTCGCAATCTTTGCGACTTTCGAAAGGTAAATCTCAGGGCGGTCGAAAATATCGGGGCGTATTTCCCACGGGGCAATCCCCGAAGCCTCAGCAAACTGCCAGACTCGGTTCTCAGGGACTTGTCCCCTACGTCTCCATCCAGAAAAAACCTGAGGGGTCACGGGGGCGCTATCAGGTACTCTGCTCATGCGACGGCAGAGTTCGGCGAGAGACCCCGCCCCTTCAATTGCTCGCGTAAACGTATCCATTAAATTCTCCATTTTTAATGTACACCAAAAGTATACACTTTATTTTGTTTAATGTGAACTTTGCGTTAATCTTTATCCGCCAAAACGGGAGAATTTAAATGACCGCCTCATCTCTTATAAATCGCGTTCGAGCGCTGCTTGATGAAAAGGGCTTATCGCAAGCGTCTTTCGCCAGAAAAATAGATGTCAGTCCTCAAACACGTTCGGCTTGGTTGTCTGGCAGGAACCGCCCCGGGGTTGATGAAGTAGAGCGAATGTGCGCGGCTCTTCAGGTTTCCCCTTCTTGGTTAATAACGGGGAGAGCGGACGACCCGGTTCATCAATCATTGGTATCAGCGGACTGGGTAAGCATTCCTTTAATGGACGTAAAAGCCTCCTGCGGCAACGGGAGAGAGCTATCAAATGCAGCCGTTGTCCAGATGATTCAAGTAAACCGACCGTGGGTGTCCCGGCATTGCGGAGATGCTAACCCTAGGGCACTAAACATCATCGGTGTAAGCGGAGACTCCATGAGCCCCACTCTTGAAGACGGGGACTTTGTGATCCTTGACACAAGCGTTAATTCCGTCTATACGGATTCGATTTTTGCTTTTATTTTCAGTGACGAGCTTTTTATAAAACGGATACAGCGAGTTGGCAAAAGCCTAAACATCATCAGCGACAATCATCTTTACCAGACATACACACTTTCGCCGCCAGACATCGAAAGTGGATTCAAAATTTTAGGGAGGGTCGTCACGACCTGTCTTGTTAGAAAAATCTAAAAATAACAGTTAAAACACTAGCCTCGCACTTGCGAGGCTTTTTTATACCTCGTTTACGTATAAGGGTTATTACTATAAACGAAACGTTTGATTATTATTAACGGGAAGCGTATATTTTGAGTTGTCGAAAGAAACCGAAAGTTTATAAAGGAGCCCTCATGTACACCTATCGAATCAGCGTCAAATCCAACTTCGCCGAGTGCGAGCTGATCGATTAACAGGAGACAGACATGGAAAAAGACATGGCTTACAGAACCGCCGATTACGACCAGTACGAGTCTGATCTCCGTGAACGCGAAGTGACTCAGAACCTGACGGTGCATGAAGACTCCGCCCGGGAAATCTTTCTCTGGATCGCTGAAGCAGCTATTTCGCTCGCTTCCCTCTTCCTGATCACGGCCGTGCTCCTGTCCCTCTTTGGGATTCTCGAGTTCTCGATCAATTGAGGTCTGCGATGGATAAAAACGAAAAACCGCTCCGCATTACTGAAGAAGCCGCCCGGGATATGTGGGCGGCTGCATGTGGAATCGCCAAACAAGAAGTGGACTTTGATGTCGCACCGCAAGTGAACGGCTACCTTCTCAATCGGCTTAAAGAGTTACACGAACTCGCTGGTGGCGGCGTCGATGATCCTCTCGGTTTCTTTATCCGTAAGCCCGGTGAGGAGAGCCTCTTTGAGGCAAAGCAAGTAGATGGCGTCCATACGGGCAAGACCGCCAAGCTGGTAGGCGAGTCGTTTGGAAGTGAACTCCTCGTATTTCTCCTCCAGCGTGCCCCCATTACCGACCCCCGGATTCTTCAGGTGGTCGCCAAGTTTCTGATTGAACTTTTCAACGTTGAATTTTCTGCTGAAGGGAAGAACGATCGCCCCAGACTGCAGGCCGGCAACGATGATCTGGGTCACCTCGGCGGAGGTGAATGAATTTGAGTCAGACATAGCTTTTCTCCTTGTGGATGAAAGAAAGAGCGTTTTGGTGGAACCGCTCAATTCAATCTTCCCACAAGGAGATCCTCAGAACCGAGTTCTTATGCATGGCTCAAAGCCATACACAAGATCTTGCAATGAAGGCAAGTGACAGGGGTGCAATGCCCCGGACAGCATTGATCCGTAAACGGCATTACGGGGACGCTCGAGCAGACAGCCGTACGACCTGACGCGGCTAACTCCCAGAAGCTCTTCTGAGCCATATGCCAGGGGCAGTTGACCTGAGCTGGGAGGAAAAAGCCTACCGTTGTTGCTTTTCTTAAGGACACAACGGTCGGTTTTTTCAAGTTGGATCTTTATGGAGAAGCAATGAGTTACGCAACACTAATTCTTGGCGAATCCGGCACCGGCAAAACAGCAAGTCTGAGGAATCTGGATCCGTCCAGAACGCTTCTGATTCAGCCGACTAGGAAACCACTCCCCTTCAAGCCCACCGGCTGGTTCGAGAGGAAATTCACCAAAAGCGGGAACAATGGCGGGAACATCTACGTCACAGATGATCCCAAGATCATTGTGGCGGCTATGAAAAAGTCTCAGGCCGACATCATCGTGGTTGATGACTGGCAGTACATCCTCGCCAACATGTATATGGCTCGGCGGGATGAGAAGTCATTCGACAAGTTCAACGCGATCGGCGGTGCCGGCTTTGATATCTGCCAGGTCGCCTCTCAGCTCGATGGAGACAAGCGCGTCTACATCCTCGCTCACACCACTACCGACGAATTCGGCAACACCAAGATCAAAACACTGGGAAAGCTCCTCGACGACAAGATCGTGGTCGAGGGCATGTTCACAACTGTTCTTCGGACTCACGTTTTGAACGGCCAGTACTACTTCAGCACCCAGAACTCAGGTTCAGACACCGTCAAGTCTCCTATGGGGATGTTCGAAACGGCAGAAATCGAGAACGACCTGGCTGCTGTCGACAAAGCTATCTGCACTTACTACGGAGTCACCAATGGCGACAAAACTAACGCTGTATCAGCTTGATGAAAGTATCCGGGAACTCTTCGAAAACCTTCCGGTTGATGAAGATACCGGTGAAATTCTCCCCGAAGCGGCCGCCCAGATCGACGCTCTTCACGAACAGTTCGAAGAGAAGATCTGCGGTATCGGTCTCTACGTCAAGGAACTCAAGGCTAACGCGGAGGCATGCAAGGAAGCGTCTGCTCAGCTTTCCGCCCGAGCCAAATCCCTCAATTCACGCGCTGATTGGCTGAAGTCCTATGCCCTTCAGCACATGCAGCAGAACGGACTCGTCAAAGCCGAGAACCCGCTTTGCAAGGTATCGGTTGCCAAGGGTATGCCGACCGTCTCTATCTACGACGAGAAGCAGATCCCTGAGAAGTTCTACATCGTCAAGAAAGAACTCAGCAAAGCCGCAATGAAGATTGCGCTGAAGGATGGCGTTGATATCCCGGGTGCCAAGCTGGTGACCGGCCCGGCGTCTCTTCGAATCAAGTAATCCCCATTTTTAAAAGGAAAACAAATGGACTTCACTCTTAACGCGGATAGCGCCAAGGAATCTTGCCGGGCCCCCAGTGCCATCACGGAATCCGGCGCTTATATCGGTCAGTTCCATGACGCGTACTACTACACCACGAGGTCGGGTGCCGGCTTCATGGTGTTCAACTTCTTCGCGAACGACGGACGTTCCGCTCGTCTGAATATGTGCATTACGAAGCGGGATGGATCTGACTCTTTCGCTCGAGGGATTGTGGACGCGGTGATGACGGTTCTTCGTAAGCGTTCGATCTCTTCCACGCTGGGCGTCATTAAGTACTCGAACGGTAACTCTCAGGACGTTGAGCGCTTCCATGATCTCGAAGGAAAGAAGATCGGCGTGATCCTTCAGCGAGTGAATGATCCGTCTGATGAGAAGTACCCGTTCCACATGGAGCTCCTCACGCCGTTCGACGCCGACACCCGTATGAACGCCCGGGAAATTCTCGAGAAGGCTCCGGAAGCAAAGGCAGTGGACGCCCGGCTGAAGACTCTGTCGGACCGCACGCTTAAGAAGAAGTCCGCAGCCGAATCGTTCGAGTCTCCCAAGCGAGATGAAGCGCCGGCACACGATACGTTCGTGAACGAAGACATCCCCTTCTAAGAAAAGATTCACCCATGACTGAAGAAAAAATCAATCACCCGGCGCACTATAACCAGCTGCCGCACGAAGTCATCGAGATCGTTGCTGATCGGGATTTCTGTTCTGGGAACGTTGTGAAGTACCTGATGCGCGCCCCATATAAGGGAAATGCAGTTGATGACCTGAAAAAGGCGCGCTGGTATCTGATATGGCTCCTGGAGCATAACTACCCGATAGGCTCGCGCGATCTTTACCATAAGGAATACAGAATGACTTGTGAAAACGCTAATGCGATCAGCGGTCCTGGAGCCAAAGAAATCTCAAAAGCAATCAAGCTTTTTGTGTCCGGATATGGGGAGGAAGCTTTGGCCGCTATAGATAAAGCAATAGATGAACAGGAGAGCGAGAAATGAGGAAGCGCGGCAGAACAATCCCCCCGCTGGGGTTACCGATGGTGGATGTGAAAGAAGCCGCGGCCATGCTCCACGGTGACTATCAGGGCAATGGTGAATGGAAGAACTGGTGAGGAGATGAGAAATGGCTGAGGATGAACTTCTTAAAAACTTTCGCGGGTCTGCTCATGTAGAAAACGGCAGACCGGAAATGCAGTCTCGCCTGGACTGCATCCATTGGTTTGGGACACCCGCCAAAGCGCTGCGACTCTCAACCAATCTCGATGACTACGTGATTTCGAAAGAAGCGTTCGAGCGGCTCCAGAAGGGAATTGCCATGATTCAGGAAGCGATGGGAGAAGCGCATCATGCCATCCAGTAAGAAGCCAAGGAAGAAGTGGCATAAGAAAGTCACGTGGCAATCCGCGGAGAAGCACGTGAATATGCTGATCCGGGCTGAGACGTGGGATCAGGGGATGCTGGACGGATTCGCAACCGACTTCTTGTTCCCGATGGATGTCTTGCGGCATAGCTGCGGGAAAGAATCGCACGTGCGGCGATTCATGAGTAAAACCAAGGTTTACCTCGTGATCAGCTGGATTCTTTCACGGCAGTTAACGGATCCGGAGGAAATGCGGAACGTCATCGCTGAGACGAACCGCCACTTCCAGATTGTGTTCAACTGTTGGCTGAACCACAAGCGGATTCTCTACCCGGAACTTAAGAAAGCGCGTGAAGGCATGAACACGCTCTTCAACACCATCAGGGACGCGTTCGAACCATGGGAAGTGAGCACGTGTCACGAGCAGGCGGTTCATAACCTCAAGGCTTACGACCTGGCGGAGAACGAACTGGATCTGCAACTGCCGGAATCGTGGGATATCCCGGTCATCACTACACGGAGGGAGAAACGATGCTTAAACGCCTGACGAAAGAAGAGACGTGCGAGGCCCTCGGGATATCGCAGACCACGCTTTACCGGATGATTAAGAGCGGGAGATTTCCTGAAGGAACCCGGATTGGTCGGAAAGTGTTCTGGTACGCCCAGACGGTAGAAAAGTTCGATCGGATGCGGCAGAAAGCGTCCGAAAACGGATGGCGTGCTGGTGGGATAAATGGCGGGACAAGCCCCGCAACACTCTGATTACATTCCAATTCTGGCGGTCTCCTTCTCCGCCAGGAATTGCAAATCCCGAAGGTAAATCCTTCGGGGTTTTTCTTTGCCTGAATATCTGATTTTAACGCGATTTCTATCTATTCCGCCTCGAATGGATGGGAACTCATTACTCTCCCGCTGAGAAAAACAGGCAAAATATTGCCCCCGTTCCCTGGAAAGGAATACGGGGGCTTCGGAACTCTCAGCCAGTAAAAATTGTTCAGCTCTTATCCGTTCTGAATATCGTGCCGTCCGGTCTGACTCCTTCAACCTGCATCAGCTTGAAGAGACGCGTTTCGACACGGATCAGGCGGCTGATGATGTACTCCTGGTTCTTCAGTATCCGCTCCAGCATGGCGCGGGTTTCCTGGTCTCCATAGCTGCCGTCCCGGGACAGATAGCCGCCGAAATTGGAAAGCGTCTCTCGGTAGGAAGCACCGTCTTCCGGTTCGGCGTCAACAATCTTGCTGTTTTCCATATTCCATCCTTTCTGACTCGGTCTCAGGGCAGGCGCTGCAAACGCACTCAAAGTTGTCAAAATTGATTAAATCATCCGCACATGGAACGACATCAGTTCTGATTCTATATTTAATTACTGAAAATATCGACCAGAATCTGACAAGACCCCGAAGTTATCGAGAAAAGGATGAATTTATCGGAAACTTATTTTTTAATATTTGACTGAGTGAGGAAGCTGTAATCTGCATTCTAAGTTTCTGGTGAAGAGAAGAGCGATGCACCTCCACGGTCCGCTCACTGATAACAAGACGCTCCGCGATCTGCCGGCTCGTCAGCCTTGCCGCCACCAGTTCCGCGATTTCGAGCTCCCGCCTTGTGAGAAGAGAGAGCCTCTGACGGAGCACCGCGGGGGACGAAGTCCCTTCCGCATTCTTCAATGACTGCAGGACGCAGGTCTCAATTGCCGCAAGGAGTTTTCCGCTTTCCGGAGGCTTCTGAATGAAATTCGCGGCACCATCAATCAGGGCGGTGACCGCCATATCGATGTCTCCGTGACCGGTCAGGAAAATGATGGGGAGGGTGTTTCCGCGGCGGTTCATTTCATGCTGAAGCTCGATTCCTGTCATCCCGGCCATCTGAACATCCAGAATCAGGCAGCCCGGGATGGAAGGGGAATCCTGGGTCAGAAAATCACGGGCGGAGGGATAGGCGGCGCTCCTCCATCCCGCGCATTCCAGCATAAAGGAAAGCCCCTTCCGAAGATCCAAGTCATCATCCACGATGCGGATGAGAGTCTCATCCTGCATTTCTTCAAGATTCTTCATTCCTTTTCTCCTTCACCTGGATTTTCCTTCACGCACTCCAGCTCAAATGATGCCCGGAGGCCACCCTGCGGGATTCTTTCATAGAGAAGATGGCTGCCGTATGAACTGAGAAGCTCCCGGACAATTGAAATGCCAAGTCCGAGACCGCCTTCCTTCGTGCTGTTAAGCGGAGAAGAGAGCCTCGCAAAAGCCTCATCGTCAAGGGCGGGACCGTTATCCAGCACTTCAACACGGATTTTGCCGTTTCCCGGAACAGCGTCAAGCGTTACAGAGGGAGAGTCCGACCCTTCCGCTGCTTCCCCGGCGTTTTTGAGGAGATTGAATACCACACACTCCAGTTCCAGTGGATCCATCCTCACCCAGACATCCACGTCGGCGTGTGATGCGTCGAGCCGAAGAGGTTTCTTTCTCGATACCCGGTAATTTTCCGCCGCCTCTTTCAGTGCGTCACCAAGACGGATCCAGACTCGGCGCCCCTCAAGCCTCGAGGAACGGGCATAGGAGCGCGCATGATCGACGATATCTGAAGCCTTTTTTGCCTGGCGCTCGATCTGAGAAAGAGGTTCCGAGAGTTTCTCCGCAGGACCGATCACCCCCCGCTTCAGCAGCATCCGAAGTCCATCCAGATAAAAACTCATTGTGGAAAGCGGCTGACGCATCTCGTGCGCCAGCATTCCGGACACCTGTCCGAGGGCTCCCATTTTCTGCAGCGCGTCCAGATGCTTTGTGGCGTCAAGCGCCTTTTTCTGCAGCTTCTGCTGCTCATCCATCAGGGCCTTCAGCTGCTCTGTACGACGGCGCACAAGCACGTCAGAGCGCCATGCGTGAAGAATCAGACCGATCGCGGCAAACACCGCGATGATAAAAAGCGGCCAGTACTCGCGAAGCAGCATTTGCACCGTGGTTTCGCGGAGGTAACGGTATTTACCGATCCGAAGCGTCCGATAGAGATGATCGACCGGGAGAAAATCCGTCGCGATTCCCCAGTAGTTACCGTGTGAATCCGGCGGCATATTGAGGATCGCGAGTTCCGCCGACCGGGCTTCTCCCGGCGTCAGACGGTTAGTCCCCGTAATGAACCAGCTGGGGTACAGAGGCGTGCTCCGCCGGCAGGGTTCTCCAGGCTCGGTTTTCTCTCCCACTACAGCGAGCTTTGAGGCAAGATCCGGATGATCCTTAGCCCAGGACTCAAAGAAACAGAGTCTGGCAAACGCGACCCCGGCCTTCCCTTTCGCAACATCCGTAAGCGCTTCAGCGAGATGACTTCCTCCCCCGACAAACTTCACAGAAGAAAAGAAAGTCTCCCAGTTAGGATCAACCTTAGCCACTTCTCCCATCGGAACATAAAACCCGGTGAAAGCGATTGAGGTATTGGCGAGCAGCGTTCTGCCGCGCAGTTCGCTGATATCCGTGATTCCGTCAGATTTCCTCACCAGAATGGCAGGCCCCGCCCCACGATTGCGATACGGGGGAACAGTGCTTCAATG